ATGGGCTACCGGGTTGCAGCGCGCGTCGTATCAGCGGCGGAAGTCGGCGGGGCGCATACCCGTGAAAGGCTGTTCATTCTGGCCCACGCCGACGTTCAAGCCCGGAGGCAATCGCGCCTGCATTGCCGGGGGCCGGAGGGGATCCAGTTCAAGACCGATCAGAACCAGACCGGCACACAGATCGGGGTCAAGACCGCTGCGACGGCCTGGACACTCATGTGGGAGTTGATGATGGCGGCGGGTTGGACCCCTCAGCGGTTCCGGTCTTCCCACCGCTTCCGGGTGATTTTGCTGAATGGGGAGAAATACTCGGAACATCCCCTCACCTTAAACCCTGCCTTCACGGACTGGATGATGGGGTGGCCTTCGGGCTGGACCGATCCGCTGCAGCCGGTAACGGGGTGGTGCCAATGGCTGCGGCACGCGCGTACCTTGATCTGAAAAAGGCCCTCGCTTGAAGCGGCCCTTTGAGGGGGCTTAAACGCCCCTTCAATCCCACTTCAGGCCAAAATCAGGTCTTCAGCATCAATCAGGCAGGATGAAAATGCGGGGCCCCAACCCGTGCGCGGCGAAAGTCTTGAACGAGCCCGATTTTGACGGATGCTGCACACGCGGCTAGTGTCCGTTCACAGAGACTCGGATCAAAAGTGTGACTGGCCAATGAGTATTTCCTCCATTCCGTTCTTAGTCGGCATCTTCGGTTTCAGCTACCTGATCTTGGCATTGCAAGTCAGCTGCAGCTTCCCGCCCTTCTATAAGAAGGGTAACCTCGAGGAAGACATGAAGCTTGATCTACCTTTCATGTTTGGAGTCCTAGCGCTCTTGGCTACCTCTACAGTTTTTCCTTATCTGTTCGTCATCTTCGGCCTTTTGTCTGCGTTTGTTGGCATTCGAGTGCGGAGAAGAGTTCAGGAGCGGACAAATGGGCCGCTTCCATGGCTTATTTCTCCAATAACTATTGGCGTATTCAACCGTTGGCCAATGCTTCTTTTTGATGCTTGGACAATCGGACTTGCAGCGCTGGTGATAACTGGAATGTTCGCCAGATAGTCGTTGATTGCTCGGGCTGCTCGACACTACCCAGCTCGGAACCGAACCGGTCATTGGTCCAACTGCAACTGACGGCAGCTCCGTCCGCACTGCCGACTTTGGACGACCCAACGGTAGCCGTCGACTTTCACCACAACTTCGCAAGCTAGCCTTTCGGAGCGGCCGACGGTTCCGGCGCAACCCGCACTCCTTCCAACCTCAACCCAAAATCTGATTGCTGTAAAAAAGTCTGTAAATCACTGCAAAAAAGTCCGTCACGCTACAGTCACGCTACAAAAAATGTGAGTTGAAAGACTTATTTACAGTGATGCCGGAAGATATCCGCAGTGGTCGGAAGACTTCGGAATGACGACAAAACAAGGACTTAGCGGACGGATCGTCACATAAGGGCCTTTATGTTCAATTTTGCAGTAGAGGCTTAAAACTCGCTTCTCACGGGGTCTAAGATGACAAGCCGCGCCCTGGTGCCTTGGCAACAGCGCCTTCGAGAAAACCCTTTTAAATTAGGCTTTAACGCCTAGCATCAGGGCCTCGAAATCAGTGAAAAGGTTGTTGTCAGGACGTAGGGAACTGGGACCACACTCGCCCAGTTTCGATCTGAGGTCCCAGAACGGAATTTTATCTTTCGTGACCACATCTTAACGCCACTACGCCCGCCGAGTGTTTTTTTATTCTGGGACCCATTTGGATCGATATACTGCTTCCAAAATTCAAAATGCCCGGCGCGTTGAAACCATCATGACAAGATAGATGATAGCTTCCTAGGCTCCATCGACATCCCATCCATCCGTCGAAAGCTCCGGCATTCGTCAGCAGTGACTATAGAACCGTGTTCGCGACATTTGACAGAACAAGTTAAATTTCGAAAGATACTATTATAATTTTAGAGATGATCTGGGGATTTTCCTGTGAAGGGCTTTTTTCATGCGTTGAGGGACGTAATTTTAGGGGTGCGCGTTGGACGTGACCTACCCGTTTCAAAGTACAAGGTAGAACTCGAACGGGAATCGGAGCGAAATCGCATCCAAGGAGAAAGACGTCTCCACAGACTTGAGTTCAGCGCCAAGCAAGAAGAAGAAAAAGCTCGTAGCGATCGAGAGAGATTGCTTCGACGCATCAAAGCAGCAAGGGAGCACTCTGCTGGAGTTCTGGAGCGTGCCGAAAGTGAACTTGAGCAGAAGCACTCGCTTCGAGTCGTCGCTCAAAAAGAACGAGAGCGAGCGGAGCAACGGTTTGAAGCCTGGCATGCAGCTTTGGGTCGACCACCATACAAAATGGAGCATCGAAGCATGATCGATCGGCTTCGGTTCAAGCTGGAGCCTATGAAGGGTGCAGAAGGCGGGCTCGCTTCGATGGCTTCGACCATCGATACGGAGAATATGTCGCCGAAGTGGCGCCGCGTAATCTCGTTTGGAGCTGGCATATTGGGTTTGCTGGTGATCCCCTTTGACATCGTTTATTCTCTACCCGGATTTGAGGTTCTCCTCGACGACCCGTTTTTCGCGCGGATGGCTGCGATACTTCTCGGGATAATTCTTTTCTCTCTTGGGTCGACACTTGCATATCTGATAATGCGCGTGAGGTCTCGCCACCTGCGAGAAGATGGAACAATCGGCAGCAGCTACAGTAAGATGTATGCAATATTACTCTTTCTGGTGACCTTCCTGTCGCTTACGACGATCTATGGAGCGACAACAGTCCGCAGTATTGTGCCAGACGCCAACACACTTCTTGCGGATGAAGCCGCTCTAACAACCCGTATCTCCTCTCTTGAAGAGCGCAATCGAGCAGGGACAACTTTGGAGTCTCGCAATGCCGAGATCACTCTTCTCAGACGGCAAGCCACTCGCGTTCGAGACGAGCTAGCTGAGCTGCGGCACGTAACGAAACCAGTCGCCTCAGCAGACGCAGTGATCGCTTTCAGCTTCTATTTCTTCGCCATACTCTCCGTAATGGTTGCTAAGGTCTCACGTCATGACCCTGTTTTCGAGTATGAGCTGGCCGCTCAATCCTACAGCCTCGCACTTAGAACTGAAGTCCATATCGCAAACGGTGTCTCGGCAGGTCGTGCAAGAGCTGAAGCAATTATTGCCGACCTCGACGTAGAAATCGAAGATCAGGAGAAGGAACTCGAGAATAAGATAGGCCCATCGGAGAAGATAGAGGCAAAAATTCAGGACATGAAACTCGAGATGAAAGCTGCAGAAGCAGATGATGACGCGCGGATTAAGCGAGAGGCGTTGGCTTACGCAAAGTCTCTCAAGTTTCTAACTTGGAACCCGGAGGCCCTGCGGGAGTGGGAAACCCTTTTCGAAACTGACAGTGTTGCAGCTAGTAGCTCAAAAGAAGAGCCACTTACGACAGCTGCTTGATTTTTGTGGAAATTACTATGCCCTTACGCCTCTTCATATCGTTTATCATCGCCTACACTTTGATAGCAGGCACTGCCGTAGCTCAATCGCAGCCCTGCACCGGAGACCGCCACATATTGATTGTCGATCGGACATCTAAACTCAACCGCGCAGAGCAAAACGCATTCGAAGCCGGTATTGAAATCCTGTTTCAGAACCCTGAGTTCGGTGGAGAACTCATGATCGGGGAAGTAAGAGGTGCATCACTATCTTCTGAGTGGATCTTCGAAACCTGCGTTTCAAACGAGTTCACCCCATCTCTTGCATGCGAAGACGTGTTGGGCCGCGACGAAGAAAACAAAAATACTGGCGTAAGTTTCTTAGATTGGGCTCGAAACATGGTGACGGGTACGAAGCGGCGCGAGGTCACTCCTTTAGAGCGGCTTACGTGCCAAGAGGAGAAGGCGGAGTTTGAAGCCGTTCGCCTGAATAGCCAGAGAGAGGCGCTAAGAGCAGTAATGGAAGTCTCGCAAGAGGATGTAGCAACGTCTAACACCGCCCTTGCTCAGACGATTTTCCGGACCATTCAATCACGCTGCGCTATCCGCTCCTGCAACTTATACGTCTTTTCGAACCTGCTCGACTATGGGTGGAAAGATTTGATCGCCAAAGAAGCAGACTTCGCTGAGATCGGTCGACAGACTGTGCTTGAAGCACCCCGTTTTGATCGGTCTGAGAGCAAGCTAAACCGGGTAATGGTTTGGGGATTCGGCTTCAATGAACGAAACGGAGAGGCAAAATCCGCACTCAGCGAAGAACAGGCACTGCGCCTCGAAAGCTATTGGACTGGTTTCTTCGAGGAAGTCAGCGATCAAGCGGTTCGGATCAGTTTTGAAATGCCACGTTAAAGCTCGCATCTGAGGGTTGCTTTGACCGAGGGAACACCTAAATCTATGGTCCTCGGGTGGGGGGATTCTGATTAGAAGCAGAAGAGATTTAGAGCCTCGCTAGAAAAGAGCCTTGTTGAGCGCGCTATTTCATCAAGCGCCAGAGCCATCTTAAAACAAAGAGCAGCAGCTGCGGCCTCTGACCTGCCCCCACGCGAAATCCCTCACCTTAATGTAGAGTCTGCGCCAACTTTGAAGGAACAGACACATGAGAAAGAGCCGTTTCGCCGAGGTGCAGATAGTCGGGATGATCAATGAACAGGAGGCGGGAATGCCGATGGCCGAGGTGAACCTGGTAGACGCCCATCGTTCATTCGACAGGAAAGTAACGACCACCATAGCCCAATAGGCCTCTAGAGAGCGGGGTCGTATCGTAGTATACGATATAGGGCTCGCGCGCTTCACGTACATAATCAGTAATCTGGTCCAGAAGCCGCTGGCGCTTGCGACCAAATTTGTACCTGAGACGCACTCCGATGTTCGCAAATTCCGTATGCGATATACCGCCAGTATACCAACCGGAATACGTGAACTCCAAAAACGTGTTCTTTGCGATTGGGGCCCCGGCGCCAAGAGTATACACACCCCAATGGGAGATCTCGTTGGGGCTAAAGCCTAAACTTCCAAAAATCGAAAAAGGTTGTTCGGAAAAACTAGGCTTCCACTTATATCGAGCTGAAACCCACATATTCCCATTTCCGAAATCTGAATGATAGAAGTAGTTGACCGCGTCAAGAGTGATACGCTCTCCTTCAAAGTGCACGCCAACAGAATTGTGGCGAGAAACGCTGCGCTCCCAATAGGTCGCATACAAAGCGGTCTTTTCTCCAGCCTGCCAGTGAACCGCGAACTGTTTTATCGGTGGTTCGAAGTATCGGTTGTGAACTTTCGCGTTCTGGCGCTCGCCCACTAGCTGAAGCGATCCGACTTGGAACTCTATACCTGCCGCTCTGTAGTCACGGGCATACATATACTTACTGTCCACATCCCCCTGAACAGCATAAAGGCTGAAATTCGGCGTCAGTTCCAGCCCTAGGCTATAGTGTGTGACGTACACATGCCCGTCGTAACCGCGCGCTATAGCTTTATAGCCGTTGGTCACTATGCCGAAGGTCAATCTCCCATGTGACGCCTCGAGCGCGCCATACCATCGGTTCCCTCGAACCGGAAATGTCGTACTACAGCTTGGCTTGGCGCACCGAGCATAAGTCCCAAAGTCTAGCTGAGCATAATCGATCCACTTCGGCCATTGCAAAGTGCTGTTGTTCGCAAGCGCACTGTTCGCCAATGCAACAATAGAGACTACAAGTATGCCGATCACTCTTATTTTGATATTTTGAATACTTTTCAACACACGATCACCTCAACTCAACGATTGGAGGAGGTGTAGATCACCGCGTCTAAAATTTTATTAAGTACATAGATCTTCAAATTGTATAGGGCCATGAAACCTCGCGCTAAGCGCAAGGAAGAACTCAATCCCCCGGATAGCTTTCCGCACCATCACACGACAAGCGCGGAACTCCATCCGGGGGCAAGTCACTACGCGAAACGGGCGTTGATCCACATGCTTAGTGTTGCAGCCGTTGGATCCTCGATCGCGTCTTGCAAAATTATTTGTGGATAGCGGACAGGATCATTGGGCTTCTCTGTGATTTCGCTCTCTATTCTTTGCCGCAGTAGGTCATCAAGTCGCTTGTTCGCGCCTTTGGCCAAATCAAGTATACTTGCGCCCAATCCTAGCGCCTCGGCAGTGTTCTGGGTAAGGGTCCATGATAGAAGGAAGTAGCCATATCCGTGACACATCTTGTCGAGTTGATCTTCACTCATCGTTTTCCAAGATGGTGTACCGGAGTATTTGTTAACGATACTCCACTGATCGTATGAATAGATGCCTTTTGACGGGTATTCCGAGGGAAAACCTTCATCCCGGCTCCCCCAGTCAACACGCAGGATGACGGTTGGCTCTCCAGCGCCCAATATGTCTTGGATCGTCGGAGAGGTGGGATGCGATCCAATTGTGCGCAACCCTTTGATCGAGGACAAGCTCTCCAATAGTTCCTTGTATTTATCTGTACTGATCGACTCATAATCAGCATCGGTATTCATGTCATGTGACAAATCCAGGATGATGAGCTCGTTGGCCTCCGCACTGAAACGGTTGATCTGCTCCACGATGCTAGCGATGCTGTCGCCTCTCGCGCCCTGATGCCCGAGGCCGGACACCTTGCTGTAGTGCCCCGTGTAGAACTCACCACCGCCGATGATGGGCCTGATATCAAAGTACCTAACCCCAAGGCACAACATGCCATAAATGTCATTTACTTGAGTTATGGTGTTCTCAGGCGTTGCCCCAAATGTTCCAACTTGACTGATATACATACCTGCATCGTGGGCACCCGGCATGCAGATACCGCTCAGCTTCTTGGACCCAAGCAGCGCCATATTGTTGCTCATCCAATGTTTCGGAGAATCCCATCTCGGCTCAAACCCATGAAACGTGACCGGATTGTCTCCATTGCCGGCCCCATTCGAGTTCCGGGCTTCTTCACTCGTTTCTTGGGTGAAGGTGAACCAACGACCTTCAGAAGTTCGACCTGAAATTGTCACTTCCGAGCAGCGCCAGGTATCGTCGGCGTTGCTATAGATCATCGCATAGCGCATTCCGTCGTTTAGCTCGATCAGGTTGATCGGCGGGATGCTAAAAGTCTTGCTGATCGTGCTGCCTGCATCGAAATCAGACGACAACGGATACTCAATTCCCCGGAAGGCCAACACTAGATTGTAGCCTCCAGCATGGCGCTTGCCCGGCACGGCTATTTGAACACTCAGCTTTTCAAAAATTTCCAATGGTCTGTCCCTGTCTATATGTATTTTGATATTGTCGTTGACGGCACTTGGCGCGGTGTTAGACGCGCAGGCCTCCCTACTTTCAAAACGAAATGCGGGAACCGCCCTCCCCCTCTCAGAGGCCAACTCACCAAGCCCAAACACCAAACCACGCCGAATTTGCACTCCACGTGGTTGCGGTCACGGTAGATCCGCCTCAGGTCAAAATCACCAGAAATTCCCACGACACATTCAATAGTTGCATTGTGAGCACGCAGACTCGCGCGGAACGCCCTTCAGATGACACTGCGGTTGTGTCTTTCGATCTCCTTTTACAGTTTTGCAACTCAAGCAAGAATCGCTTTGGAGACACACGTGAAGACTAAACTAATTTTGCCAATGGTATTTGTAGCTGGATTGGCAGCTTGTGCTCAGTCGACAGTTCAACCGATGTCACAAGACACATTCAAAATCTCGACGACTGCAGCCCCCGCTTGCGGCCCAAATGGTGCGCGGAATGTAGCGTTCAGAACAGCGGCAATCGAAGTAATCCGCCGCGGTGGAGACAAATTCGTTTTGACTGGCGACGCGGCTCAGTCTGATTTTTGGAGCGGAAGCCACAATCAGTCCATGATCGTAAAAGTCATCCCTGAGAACAGCGCCGAGGCTCGAAATGCTCTGTCTGCTCGCAAACAGCTGGGCGACAACTGGCAAGAGCTCGTCACCGAAGGCGCGCCCACGACCTGTCAGTAATTAAACCTCGAATCCAATGGATTGGGCGCGTCTCGCCCAATCTACCACTCGTGCATCGAGGCAACCACACGGCCGACGACGCGGACGCCGTCCGCTTCGGGTGTCGTGATCTCTATAGGCGCGTATTGGGCGTTGCGGCTCACAAGGCGGACGGTGTCGCCGGGGACGTACTGGATCCGCTTCACGAACAGGTTGCCCGAGTACTGCACCGCGTAGATTTTGCCATCGGCCAAGTCTGTGTTGGCCAGGTCGACAAGCACCAGGTCACCATCATTAAGGTCCGGCTCCATACTGTCGCCGCGCACGGATATGACCGAGAGGCTGTCCGGCTTTAGACCTCGCTTCCCCAACCATTTCCGATTGAACGCATAGGACTGCGCTGCGTCTTCGCTCGCAACCTCACTCCCATTACCTGCAGAAGCCTCCACCTCGTAGCGCGCGATCTGAACGAAATCGGCTGCAGGCAAGGTTTCAACACCAGAGTTACTAGACGAGTCGCCCGAACTAGACTCAATTCCTAAAAGCCAGTTCGCATCCACCTGCAAAAATAGAGAAATACTACTAAGCGCTTCGTGGTCAATGCGTTGCTTGCCAATCTCTATTGCCTGCACCTTGGCCTCAGCGATACCCACGCTCTCCCCGAAAAGCCTCCGCGACAACCCTAACGCCTCTCGGCGCTCTCGAATTTTTTCACCAATATCAGTCACTTGCGAGAACTCCGCTCAAATCTAGTAAATAATCATTGCTAAATTATGATTATTTACTAGATTGGTGTTGTAAGGCCGCGACGCAAGGCGGCATCGCGAGGGAACAATGCCAAAGTTTAGCAAACCATACCAGCCCGGAGCGATCCTCCATGAGGTCATCGTTGGCGCGTTTCGCGCATCTGGCACCAGTTTTGAAACATGGTGCCGCAAAAATGGCGTCCACCCCAGCACGGCTCGGACCGCCACTTACGGCCAATCAGGAGGCACGCAGGGCCGTGCGCTCTTGAAGCGGATCATCGCCGCCGCCGGAGAGGACATGGTCTCGACCGCCTACACCAAGCGCATGATCGCAGAAGCATCGCATTTGTCCGAGGTCACTCACAAAGCGAAGGCTTCGAACTGATGCAGCAGTTTCGCAAATCCCCACACAAAGACGCCACCACTCACACGCTGTCCGGGGCATTTGCGACCACCGGGGCTGAGGTCCCGGTTCAGCCAGACCGCGCGCACAGCGCACGCGCACTGCGCGCGGTCTGGTTCAAGTTTCGAGCGGCGGAGCGCAGATTTTCAGCCAGCATTTGGGGTGACCTGCTCGGTTGCGCCTGCCTCGCCATCATTTTCGTCGGCCTGCTCTGCTTGCCGCTGTTTTGGGAGTAAAAATCAGATGAACATCTTCACTATATTTTGGGGTCGGTGCTTTCAGCAGCCTAAGCATCGTTTGAAAGCACAGTTTGTTGATGAGGCGTCGGCAGTCGAAATCGCGCGGCAGCGGAAAGAACGCCTGGGCGTAGCGCAGTACAATCGTAAAACTGACGGGATTATCTCTTCGGTCCTTGTGGACGCTTCGCAGTCACCTTTTCCCCGTGGGTCTGGATTGTCCGGATCCAAACCATGGGCACAGATTGAAAATCCAGAAGATATTCGAGCCTTTGTCGCAGATGCCACGGAAGAAGAACTGTGTGAGATGGCAGCACTTGTGCTGGCGGATAGTGTTCTGAGCCCGGAGTGGGCAGAGGTCCGAGAACGGATTGTGCTTGCCGTATACGCCTACGAAGGGTCGTGGCGAAGATTGACTTCGGTAATGTCTGAAGTGCGGCGTCCTGTACGGCGATAACTTCCGCCGGGATTTTTGAAAGAAAATCATCCATGTACGCGAGCCACTTTTCCTCATCGTCGTCTGCGAACTCACCGGGTGCACGCTTGGGATTCTCTGAGAACAGAGCGTCTTCGAGCGCACAAAGCTCATCAAATATTTCGCTGCGCCAAAACACTCTCATTGGCATGTCGGTGAAGTTGTCGGCGTTCCGGTTCGATAGTGGGTGTTCGGAAAACATAGCGATCCTCAAAGCTTTGCGAATGCAATTTAAGAGCGAAACTAAGGTAGTATTCCCATGACGGCAAAGATCATCCAGTCGATCACCGAATTGCCGGTTGACGAGATCCAGATGGGCAACCGACTGCGGCCGGTCTCCCCAGCCGGTGTGGAGGCCATCAAAGCCTCCATCACCGAGCTTGGCGTGATGAAAGACGCCATCCACGTTCGCAAACACAAGCGCAGCGGCAAGATTGAATTGCTGGCAGGGGCGCACCGTTTGACGGTCGCCCGCGAACTGGATTGGCCGACCATCAAGGTGGTGTGCTGGGAGTGCAATGACGACTTCGCGCGCCTCATGGAGATCGACGACAATCTCGCCGGGGCGGAACTCACGGCTCTGGACACTGCGGTGTTCCTTGCAGAGCGCAAGCGGGTCTATGAGAGGCTGCATCCCGAAGCCAAGCACGGCGGAGATCGCCGCAGCGCGAATTTTCAAACGGACATCGTGTCCGTTCGATCCTTCGCCGCCGCGACTGCCGAAAAATTCGGTCTCACAGACCGCCACGTGCGCCGCATGGTCAGCGCAGGGTCAGTATTGACCGGCGGCGACGCCCACCGGCTGCGTACTTCTGGGCGTCCTGTAACCCTAAATGACCTCACCGAACTCGCCAAAATCGGCGATGTGTCCGAGCGCTACCGCGTGATCGACCTGCTGGCCGAGGGCAAAGTCAAAAGCGCCAAAGATGCGCGCAAGACCTGGGCAAGTGAGCAAAACCGGGGCGTGACGCCGCCGATGAACAACACCGAAAAGACTTGGCTACGCCTGCAGGACGCCTGGAAGCGTGCCAGCAAGGCGGGTCGTGTGACCTTCCTCGAAGAACACGGGGCCGAGGTCCAGGCGCTGCTCGACGAGATCCGCGAGGGGCAAGCCTGATGGAGACCCCGACCCAAGAATGGTGGAGCGCGGCTGAGATTGCCGACGCGCGTCTGCCGGATCTGCCCACCACCAAGCGCAAGGTCAACCAGCGCGCCAAGGTAGAAGGCTGGGACCGCCAGCCCGGCAAGATCCGCCGCCGCAAAGGCAAAGGCGGCGGGCTGGAATACCATTGTTCGCTGTTCCCGATCCGCGCCCGCCTGTCTCTGATCGCCCAGCCCGATGAAGAACCAGAACCAAAGCGCAGCCGCGAGGCCGCTTGGGCCGATTACGCTAAGCTGAACGCCAAGGCTAAATCCAAGGCCGAAGACCGCCAGAAAGCGGCACGCCTGGTCGCGGAATGCGAGGGCGCAGGCATGAGCAGATCCGCCGCAGTTTCCGCCGTGGCGCTGCGGGTCGACGCCTCGGAGAAATCCATCTGGAACTGGCTTGCCTTGATCGAAGGCGTGGCCGAGGCCGACTGGCTGGCCTACCTCGCGCCGAAACCGACCGGCGGCAGAGGCAAGACCGCGCCGCTGGACCCTGAGTTCTTCGCCCTAATCCGATCCGACTGGCTGCGTCTGGAAGCCCCCTCGCTGACGTCCTGCTATGACAGGGCAAAGCGGGTCGCAAAAAAAGAAGGGCTGCCGATTGCGCCGATCCATCGGGTGCGCAAGGCCATTAAAGAGACGATCTCCAAACCGACAGAGATTTTCCTACGCAAAGGTGCGGAGGCGCTGCGCCGCTACTATCCGCATCAGGATCGCGACAAGAGCGCACTCAGCGCGCTTGAGTGCATTTGCGGCGATTATCACAAGTTCGACGTCTTTGTGCGCTGGCCCGGTGAGGCACTGCCAGTGCGTGTCCAAGGCGTGTTCTTCTCAGATGTCTACTCCGGCAAAATCCTCTCGTGGCGGCTTTCGCTGACCGCGAACAGCCACACGGTCCAGCTCGCCATTGGTGACCTCATCGAGCGCTACGGCATCCCGCAGGCCGCACTTTTGGACAACGGGCGCGAGTTTGCGGCCAAGGTCATCACCGGCGGCACGGAAACGCGGTTCCGGTTCAAGGTGCGCGATGACGATGTGCCGGGCCTTTTGCCCATGCTTGGCGTCAACGTGCTTTGGGCCACGCCCTACTCCGGCCAATCCAAACCGATTGAGCGCGCGTTCCGAGACCTCTGTGACCGAGTGGCAAAGCATCCGGCGTTTGAGGGCGCGTACACCGGCAACAAACCCGACGCGAAGCCCGAGAACTATGGCAACCGCGCGGTTCCGCTTGAGGATTTCATCGCGGTCCTCACAGAGGAAATCGAAGATCACAACGCGCGCGAAGGCCGACGCAGTGAAATCGCTTTTGGGCGGTCGTTTAACCAGGTGTTTGAGGCCTCATACCAAAGCCGTCCAATCCGCAAGGCCACCGAAGAACAGCGCCGCCTCTGGCTCATGGGGTCGCAGGGGCTGAATGCCAGCGCCAAGAATGGTGAGCTGAAACTGATGGGGTCTCGGTATTGGGCCGAGTGGATGTATCGCATCGCTGGGCAAAAGGTGGTCGGGCGCTTTGACCCTGACAACCTTCACGCCGGGCTGCATGTCTATGACCTCGATGGTCAATACATCGGCCATGCGGCCTGCGTGGAGCGTGGCAACTTCCTCGGTGTTGAGGATGCGCGCGAGTTGGCTCGCAAGCGCAGCCAGTTCATGCGCGCGGCCAAGGAGGAGGCCCGCGCCAGCCGCGAGTTTACCGCAGCCGAAATCGCAGCCCGCCTGCGCGCTGCAGGTGAGGACGCAACTCCAGACGCGCTGCCTGAGGCCGAGGTGATCCAACTGGCCACCCCGCATCGCAACGCCCCAAAGACACCGCGCCTCACACAGGAGAGCCAGGACAGCGCCCAAGAGGACCGGCTGGAGGCGCAAATCGCACGCCTTGCGGATCGCCGTAAACCGCAGCCCGTCGATGACGACCCGGAGGTGCAATTCAACCGTTGCGTTGAGCTCGAGCAGCTCGATGCGGAAGGCCACCCGCTGACCGAGGAGCAGCGCAATTTCATGCAGGATTATCAGAGATCCGCCCAATACCGGAGCTTTCTGCGCATGCGCAAAGCTCTTGGCACCGAGGAATAAGGAGAGCAGAGCATGTCACCAAGCATCGCCCCATTGCGCAATGTCGCAGCACTGATTTCACTGGTCGAGCGCGTGCAGGACCGCTCCATGGGGCTGCCGGGGATGGCGGTTTTTTACGGCCCGTCCGGTTGGGGAAAAACCACCGCCACCACCTTTGTGACCAATGAGTATCAGGCCTATAACGTGCAGGTCCTGAGTTGCTGGACACCGAGCTACTTCCTGCAGTCCATCATGCGCGAGATCGGCATAAAGCCGGTGCGCGGCGTGCCTGCGATGGTCGAAGCCATTGCCGCGCATATGGCACGGGCCGACCGCCCGCTGATCATCGACGATGCGCAGTATCTCACCAAGAACAAGAAGCTGATCGAATTGGCCCGCGATCTTTATGAGGCCAGCCAATCAACGGTCATTCTCGTCGGTGAGGAAGAACTGCCCCAACACCTGACTAAGTGGGAAAACATCCACAACCGCCAGCTTGCGTGGGAGCCCGCCCTCGCCTGCAATCTCTCGGATGCGGAAAAGCTGGTGCAGATCTATAGCCCCGATGTGACGATTGAGCGGGATCTCTTGTCCGAGATCGTGGACGCTTCGGGCGGCTCCATCCGCCGGGTCGTGACCAACATCGACCAGGCCAAGGAACTTGCCCGCTCGCGCGGGACCAGCTGCGCCGATCTGGCCCTCTGGGGGGATCGAGTGTTTGCAACCGGCCAGCCACCGGCTGTGCGCAGGCTCACCTCTGCCAGCCCCTCCCCTGCCCCGCGCAAGAGCGCTAACGTTCGGATTGCGGGAGCCGGGAAATGAGCAACCAGTTCCGATCCGATATGGAGGCTTCCGCGTGGCGCTCTGCGCAAACGCTGCGGCAGATTCACTGGAGCGACCTCTTGGCCTTTGGTGTGGTGCGCTCCACCGCCAAGAAATTCGTGAACCGCTGGGCCGATGCCGGTCTGATTACCCGCATCCCAACCGATGACAGCCGCAAGGTCTATGTCCGCATTGATCTTTCCCCCACCGCCCCCGCGCCCTCGCCCGCCTATGACGACAGCGCCGAGGGCAATATGTGGCGCAGCATGCGCGGCCTGAAGGTGTTCTCGGCAACCGATATTGCCGCCCATTCCAATGCAGGCGGCGTCGAGGTCTCGGTCGCCCAGGCGCGGGCTTACTGCCGCCTCCTGGTGCAGTCGGATCACCTGCGGGTGCAGCAAACTGCAATAGGCGGCAAGCGCGACGCGAAGTTCAAGCTGATCAACAACACAGGCCCCGTCGCGCCCAAGCCGCGCAAGATCAAAGGCGTGTTTGATCCCAACACCGCCGATTTTGTTTCTCTCGACAAGGAGGTGCTGCTGTGAGCGCAGACGCATTTGCAATGAACAAGGCCCGCATTGGCTGGCACGGCAACATCCCCGACTGGGTAGAGGCACTCGCAGCCGAGTGTGACCTGACCAGCCAAGCCAAAACGGCCACCCGTCTTGGATATTCTGCTGGGGCCGTAAACCTTGTCCTCAGCAACCGCTACGGGGCCAGCACAGACGCGATTGAGCAATCCGTGCGGGGCGTGCTGATGGCCGAAAAGGTCGCCTGCCCTGCAATGGGCGAAATCGGCAAGGACGTCTGCCGCATGTGGCGCGAGCGTTCCAGAACCTTTTCGGCCGCCAACAGCCAGCACGTCAAAATGTTCAAAACCTGCCCCAAGTGCCCGCACTTCGCGGCCAACAAATGAGCGCCTGAACGCGCGCATTGCCCCCAAATTTTGCCCCCTGAACAGGAGTACAGGCGAATGACCGAGCAGCACGCTCTCGCAAAACCCCCTTCCCGTCAGCCCGCACAGGTGCCAAGCGGCGAGGAAACTATCAACGGCACCTCCTATATGCGCAACGCCCAGGGCGATCTGCGCCCGACCGAGCTGGTCAAGCCGCAGGACAAGCTCCAAGACCAGACCGTGCGCGGCATTATCGGTTATGCACTGGCCCTCAGCGACGAGGTGAGCCGGTTCAAAGGCCACACTTTTGAGGACATCAGTGCCTTTGAGGCGATCCTTGCGGACCAATACGGCGCGACGGTCGGCGGCAAGAAAGGCAACAAGACCCTCATGAGCTATGACGGTCTGTTCAAGGTTCAGGTGCAGGTCTCGGATCTCATTGATTTCGGACCTGAACTGCAGACCGCCAAGACGCTGGTCGACGAATGTCTGACGGAATGGGCTGCAGATGCCCGCCCGGAGATCCGCAACATCGTGACCCGCGCCTTCAACACCGACAAAGCCGGTCAGATCAACCGCTCCGAGATCTTCATGCTCCTGCGTCTGGACATCGACGATGACCGCTGGAAGCGCGCCATGCAGGCCATCAAGGACGCGATCCGCGTGGTCGGCTCCAAATCCTACGTGCGCTGCTACCAGCGGGCGACGCGCGATGCGGCATGGAACGCCATTCAGATCGACTTGGCCAAAGCCTGAGGAGGACACCAGCATGCAAATCGCAAAGTTCATGGATGCAGCGCGGGTGCCCATGCCCGCAGAGCATGACGACCAGCCGATCTCAGGCGGTGTCGGCAGCGTGTTGGCACGCGGCTACCCGGCCCAACTGGCGCAGATGAATGTGGATCACCTGCTCTTGACCGCGAGCCCGGCAGAACTCGAAGAACTCTCGGCGCGCTGGGGGATCCCCACTCACATCGTGGAGCGTCGCAGCAAAGCGCTGATCGGGCAAGCTGCCCACCAGATCGCCAAACGGCGGGAGGGGTGAAATGGCTATGACATCCACCCAGATCGAACAGGGTCTCGCCGAAGCGTTCACTATCTACACAACGAAACAGCGCCGCGCGGGCTTCGTGCTCGGAAACCGCCTCGCGGTATTGCGTCAGGAGGCAGCGCTTGCGCATCTGGACCCGCACGACTTTGAGCGCATGGCGCGGGAGCAGATGGAGATTGCAGATGCCCGGATGCGCTCGGACGTCGCGAGCTTTCATCCGGTCGCTGCTGTGGCTGGCGGGGCGCTCTGATATGTCCGCCGCTCTCAAACGCAAAATCCATCTCGGTTGCCGAGAGCTGGGCCTCGATAATGAGGCCCGGCGCGACCTGCAGCTGGTGGTCACGGGCAAAGCCTCGATGAAGGATATGAGCGAGGCCGATCTCAAAGCGCTGGTGAAGCGGCTGGAAGCAGACGGGTTCAAACCTGCAAGCGGCACAAAGAAAGCGTTCAAGCCCGCGCCGCGCGCCGATCTTCGGCTGGCCCACAAGCTCTGGGGTGAACTCGGGCGTTCGGGCCAACTCAGAGACAAGAGCCGGGCGGGGCTGAACCGCTTCATTCGCGCCCGCTTTGGCGATCATTGGGCCATGGTGCCTGCAGACGTAGATATGCTGACCGAGTGGTCCCAGATTGATCAGGTGATCCAAGCCCTGAAAAACTGGGGGCAGCGCGCCGGGATCGACTTTGACTGGGAGGCGTACCGCAAATGAGCCAATCGCGCCGCCCCAGCGAAGGCAAACTGCCGATCGCTTTTCCCAAACCCACCGCGCAGGTGGAACCTTATGTGGAGGCCTTGGGTCTGGAGGACACCCTGAAGTTCATCGGCGCATTTGGTGGAACTGAAATCTACATAGCCTCCGACCCCAAATCCCGTTCCAGAGTTGTGGAGGTCGTCGGCTACCCCAAAGCACGGATGCTTGCGAGCATCATCGAGAAGCTGCCACGCCGTGTTCCCCTCGCCAAGCAATGGCGCGCGCAGGTGTATCATGCCATGGGCTACAGCAAAGCCGAAGTGGCGCGAAAACTCTCAATTCATGAAGATACTGTTCGCAGATACTTGACCCGCCAATCGACTAAAACGCATGATAACAATCAACTAAACCTCTTCTAACAAGATGCCCCCGGCAGTGTCGGGGGCGTTTTTCGTTTTAGGCCTGCGCCATCCTGAAACCTGCAAAGCAGGTTTAGGGGTGGCTTAAATGGCATTTGAAAACGGCATTCTCTCGGGCGTGAACTATACCCCTGCCACCCACATGGGCGGCGAAATCACACCCGACCTCGTGATCCTCCACGATACCGCCAGCAGCCTCTCCGAGGGCAGCGCTGCGGACTACCTGCAAGACAATGACGCCAAAGTCTCGGTTCACTTCGTGATCGAGCTAAGCGGCAAGCTGCGCCAGCTGGTCCCGATCCATCGCCGCGCCAATCATGCAGGCGCATCCAGTTACCACGGGCGTCAGGGCTGTAACGGGTTCAGCATCGGCGTTGAACTGGTCAACCCCGGCAAGATGCGCGCGGCCGGTGCAAATGGCGTGACGTGGTTTGGGGCCACCGTGAAGAACGGCCACCCCTACACAGTGGAGATTGCAGAAACGCCGGAACATGGTCGGGGCATGTGGATGCACTACCCCGAAGCGCAACTCGACACATTGATCTGGCTCCTGCGCTTGCTGTTTGCGGAATGCAAAACACTGCAAGACATCCGCGCTCATTGGTACGTCTCGCCGGGGCGCAAGGTGGATACCAACCCGCTATTCCCTATGGAGCAAATCCGCTCTCACATCCTGGGCAGGGATGATCCCGCCGATGAGGCCGCCAGTCGCGACAGCCGCGCTGTTGAGCCAGGCGAGATGGTCATCACCAGCAGCAGTGTCGACACCCTGAACCTGCGCCGCTGGCCGAGCTTCAATCCCAACGTCATCGGCAAGATCCCGGATGGCACACCCGTGCCGGTTCTGCGGCGGGGCACCTTCGACGGTCGTGACTGGCTGCAGGTGTTCTACGCCGGTCAGGAAGGCTGGATTGTGGCGCGCTACGCCGACCCCGTGACCTACGCCCTTCCCCGCTAAAGGAGCATCCCCGTGAAACAGAAAGACAAGATCCTCCAAATCCTCGGCGGCATTGCCCCCACGATTGCAACCGCCCTTGGTGGCCCGCTCGCGGGCGTTGCAACAAAGGCGCTCGCCGCCAAACTGCTCGATCGGCCCGACGCCAGTTCCGAAGAGGTCGAAGCGGCAATTCTCGGAGCCAGCCCCAACGACCTCTTGAAACTCAAAGAGGCAGAAGCCGATCTGGAACGCCACCTGATTGATGCAGGTATTGAACTGGAGCAGATCGCGGCCGGTGATCGCGACAGCGCGCGCAAACGTCAGGCGGCGCTCAAAGACCGCGTCCCCGGCATTCTTGCTGCGCTGGTGCTGATCGGGTTCTTCTCGGTCATCGCCTACCTTCTGAAGTACGGCCTTCCGCCCGCCAGCGCCGAGATTCTGGCGCTCTTGATCGGTGGGCTTTCAGTCGGGTTCACCCAGATCCTGAACTATTACTTCGGAAGTTCCGCCGGATCAAAAAACAAGGACGTGATGATCGAGCGGATAAAGGCCGCATCGGGGGCAAGGCCCTGATGCTCTTTGACCCGACCATCACACTGGGCAACGTCCTCGCTGCGCTGGCCTTGCTGGTGTCGCTCGGCACCACGGTCTTTGCGTGGCTCGCCACGCGCCGATCCAATGTGGAAGCGCGGTTTCAGCGCGTGGATGAGCGCTTCAAGGAAGGCTCTGATCGCATGGACCGGCAGGAAGGCCGCATCGCCCGCGTCGAGCAATCGGTTCAGTCTCTGCCGAGCAAGGATGACCTTCATCAGATCGAACTGACCCTCGCCAATGTGGCGGGCACCATGCAGCGCATGGAGGCGGTGATGGAGGGCAACCAGAAAATCATGACGCGCCTCGAAACCGTTGTGACCCGCCACGAAGACCACCTCCTGAACAAGTAGGACCGCCATGAGCTACGCTGACGAGCTGCGCAAACACGCCCGCATCGCCATTCTTCGTTTTCTTGAGGATGCGCCCAGGTACACCTCCAACGTCTCCATGTTGGCCACGCAACTCCCCCGCGTCGGGATCGCCTTCACCCGCGACCAGGTGACGACTGAGGCCCACTGGCTGAAGGAACAGGGGCTTGTTGACCTTGAGGACCACGCGGGTTTTGTCGTGATTGCCGCGACCACGCGCGGCGTCGAGATCGCCCAGGGGATCGCCCGCCACCCGGAGATCCAGCGCCCTCGGCCGGGAGCGTGACCCATGCCGCCGCCGAAGAAATTGGATCTGATCCCTCATGAGGTGCGCCAGCGTCTTGCCATGGCGCTGCAAGAACGCGGCTTTGCCGACATTGTTGCGGTGACAGAAGAATTGAACTTCTGGCTTGATGAGGCCGGGCTTGAGATCCGTATCGGCAAGTCTGCTGTTGGCGAATACTCCAAGCTCTTGAAGAACCAGCGCGACGCCTTCGCCATGGCGGAAACCCTGCTTGGGGATTTCGACATCGAGCATGAAAGCACCATGCACAAGGTGCTGATGCAGATGATCGCCACTGCCGCCTTCCAGATGATGAATTCGGTTGCGGAAAAAGACGACGCTGAATGGGACCCAAAGAGCCTCGCGCATTTGTCGCGCATGCTCAAAGACCTTATGCAGTCGGCGGGGCTACGTGAGCGTTTGCGGGAAGATGAAGAACGCCGCGTCGCACGCAAGGAACGGGAACGGCTCGCAGGCGAGATCGAGCAGAAAGCCCATCAACTCGGCATGACCCGCGACACCGTCCATGCGATCAAGGCCGACATTCTGGGGGTCGATGCGTGACCACCACCGCAATCACCGACGCCGAGTGGGAAGCGCAACGGACCGCTGACCGTCAGATGCTGCCAGGCGTGCTCAATGAGAGCATGGACCTGCCGCATGTGCTCTTGTCCTACCAGCAGCAGCTTTTGCAGACGACCGCCCTTTATCAGTTCGTAGTCTGCGAGAAGTCGCGCCGGATCGGCATGACATGGGCGGTGGGCGCTGACGCAGTCCTAACCTCTGGTCTGGCCCGGTCTGAGGGCGGTATGGACACGCTTTACATCGGGTTTAACCTCGATATGGCGCGCGAGTTTATCGACACCTGCGCCATGTGGGCCAAGGCGTTCATGCCCGCCGCAAGCGCGGTGCAAGAGTTCCTGTTCAAGGATCAGGAAGAGGGCAAGGAGGAGCGCGACATTCAGGCCTTTCGCATTCGCTTTGCGTCTGGGTTCGAGGTCGTCGCGCTTTCCTCCAAGCCCCGCTCGCTGCGTGGCCGCCAGGGCTACGTAATCTTTGACGAAGCCGCCTTCCACGACGAGCTCGACGAAATGCTCAAGGCTGCAAACGCCCTTTTGATGTGGGGCGGCAAGGTTCTGGTGATCTCTACCCATGATGGCGACGCCAACGCCTTCAACGTGCTGGTGCGCCAAGTCAACGAGGGTGAGAAAGGCGATACCGCGAAGGTGGTGCGCGTCACCTTCAACGACGCGGTCGACGCCGGGCTTTATGAACGCATCGCTCTGATCCAGCGCGCCCAAGGTCGTGAGCCAATGGGCAAACAGAAATGGATCGACAGCACCCATGCGGTCTATGGCGACGACGCCGACGAAGAGTTGCACTGCATCCCCAAGGCGGGCACCGGGGCGTGGTTGACCGCGCCGCTCATCGAGGCGCGCATGAATGCCGATGCGCCGTGTCTGGAACTGGAACTTCCCGGCGACTACCTGCAGCGCAGCACTGCCGAGCAGCGGGAGCTGATGCGCCCCTTTATGGAGCGCCTAGAAGAAGTGTTGGACGAGCTGACACTCGACGTCCTCTATGCGCTTGGGTTCGACTTTGCCCGCGTGGCAGACCTCTCCGTCCTCTGTCTCCTCGCCATCGAGAAAAACATGCACCGCCGCGAGGCGCTCTCGATTGAGATGCGCAACGTGCCCGGCAACGAGCAGAAGCTGATCGTGGGCATGGTGATGGAGCGGATCCGCACCCGCTGCGTCGGCGCGGCCTTTGATGCGACCGGCATGGGCTGGACCGTGGCCGAGGACATGGGGCGCAAGTTCGGCCTGAAGGAAGGCGACGACAGCCCCGGCATGGTCTGGGCGATCAAGTTTAGCCAGGACTGGTACAGGGTGAACATGCCACCCCTCAAGACCGCCTTTGAGGAGGCCACGCTCTCGATTGGGCGCTGGGACGCTCACATGAGCGACCTGCGGGCTGTCAAAAAGGTGCGCGGCATCCCCCGCGTGCCAGAGATCCGCGAAGCCGACGCCACAGGCAAGAAACGCCACGGCGACTACGCCATCGCGTTGGCGCTGGCGCATTTTGCCTCCCGCATGCGCTGGGTCGAAATCGCCTATCTCCCCGTGCCCGACAATCGCAACAGCGAGCCCCCAGAAGGGCGCATGGGACTCACCACCGAAGAGCAAGACGCGCTGGACCGCCCGTGGTGGAAAGAACCACTCGGTGCATCCATTCGCGGTGGCTTGTGAAAGGACACATCATGACCGCATCCAATCCAGCCCTTACCCGAGCGCGGCCTCCCGGTCGCGCCAACATGGAGAGTTGATCCATGGCGAAGATCCCGACCTTGCTCGACCGCTGGGGAAACCCGGTGCGGCGCGCGGATCTCAAACACCAGGAAGAGCCCTCCCTCATCGGTGGGGTGCGAAGCCCTCTGACTGGATACCCCGGAGATGGACTGAACCCCGGACGCTTGGCCGCAATCCTCAAGGATGCGGACGCTGGTGATCCCATCCGCTATCTGGAACTGGCGGAAACCATTGAGGAGCGGGACGCACATTATCTCGGGGTCTTGGGAACCCGCCGCCGCTCGATCTCGCAGCTGGACATCACAGTGGAACCCGGAGAGGATACCCCGCTTGGCGAAGAGATCGCCGACCGCGTGCGCAAGTGGCTCTTGCGTGATGAACTGACGGATGAGCTGTTTGAGATCCTCGACGCCCTCGGCAAAGGCTATTCCTTCACCCACATCCGGTGGGATACCTCCGAGGGGCAGTATGAACCCGCGACGCTAGAGTATTGCGACCCGCGCTGGTTTCGCTTCGACCGCAAGGACCTGAAAACGCCCCGGATGCTGAACCCGGAAACCGGCCAAGAAGAGATCCTGCCGCCGTTTCAATACATCTATGCCCCGATGAAAGCGAAATCCGGCCTGCCGCTTCGCTCCGGTCTAGCGCGGGTGGCGCTCTGGGCGTGGCTCTTCAAGGCCTACACCCAACGGGACTGGGCGATCTTCACTCAGACCTATGGTCAGCCCTTGCGGATTGGCAAATATGGCCCCGGCACCTCCGAGGATGACCGCAAGACCTTGTTCAGGGCGGTTGCCAATATTGCCGGAGACTGCGCCGCGATCATTCCCGAAAGCATGATGATCGAGTTTCAGGAGGCCAAGAGCATCGGAGCCTCCACCGATCACTATGAGCGCCGGAGCGATTGGCTGGACAAGCAAACCTCCAAGCTGGTGCTCGGCCAAACCGCCACCACCGACGCGGAGACCGGCGGCTTGGGGTCGGGCAAAGAACATCGCCAAGTGCAGGAGGATATCGAGCGCGCGGATGCCAAACAACTCGGCGCAATCATCAACCGTGATCTGATCCGCCCGTGGATCCAGCTTGAGTATGGTCCCGACGCCCCTGCCCCGCGCCTGAAAATCGGCCGCCCGGAGCCGGAAGATCTGGTGGCCTTCTCCAATGCGCTGAACCCGTTCATCCAGAATGGCCTGCGCGTAAAGCAGTCCGAGATCCTCGCAAAGTTCGGTCTCTCCGATCCGACGCAGAAAGAGGCTGCACTCGGCGGATCAGCGGCAAATTCGCCCGAAAATGGCCCGCAGCCCGCATCTGCGACCGGGCAATCGGATGGGATGGCCCCACAGAGCGAATTTAAATGCCGGTTAAACGCCTATCTCGACAATTTGGGGGGCGATGGTGCGATGCAGGCTGAGGAGGCCCCTGAGAGGCGCTCTGAGGCGCCGCCGCCAGAGGCGATACTTGCGGCGCGTCTCGAAACAGAGGCGCGCGCCGGAATGGGCAGCATGCTTGGCCGCATCGAGGAGATGCTGAAAGCCGCCGGGAGCTTTGAGGAGTTCCGCGAAATGCTGCTCGCAAGCTCCGATAAGATTGATGCGGCGAAACTGGGGGCCGTTCTGTCAGATGCCATGCTCGCGAGCGCGCTTGGTGGGCGCGCTATGATCGAGGAAGAAGCGGATGGCTGATCTCGCGGCTAGCTTTCGCAAACCCTTTGCCGAGCAGGTCGCCGCGTTTCGCCTTCGCCTCGGGGATCTGGTGCCCACCGCGCGCTGGGATGACATCGAGCGCAGCGCCCATGATCGCGCTTTTATGGTTGCGGGGGCGGTCAAGGCCGACTTACTGACCGATCTTGCTGCTGCGGTAGACAAAGCCATCGCTGCCGGAACCGGGTTTGAGACCTTTAAGCGCGATTTCCGGAAAATTGTCGCGCGCCACGGTTGGCATGGCTGGACCGGCGAGGGCACGCCCGGCGGCGAGGAATGGCGCATGCGGGTCATCTACCGCACCAACATGCGCGTGTCCTACCAGGCTGGGCGCTTTGCCCAGTTGCGTGACGGCGGGTTCAAGTATTGGGTCTACCGGCATGGCGGATCGCACGACCCACGCCCCGAGCATCTGGCGCTGGACGGTCTGATCCTAGAAGCCGACCACCCATTCTGGGCAATCTGGTTTCCGCCAAATGGCTGGGGCTGTTCCTGCCGGGTCTTTGGCGCGCGCTCCAAAGCCGCCGCGATCCGGCGCGGTGGCAATCCGAATGTGACGCTCCCGACAGGCTGGGACGCGCGCGATCCCCGCACAGGCGCGCCTCAGGGCATTGACCGGGGCTGGGACTATGCGCCGGGCGCAAGTGCTGCCGACACCATCCTCGCCTTTCGCGACAAAATGGAAAACCTGCACGCGCAGCCTGCATCCGATCTGATTGAAAGCTGGCTTAATGGACCGTTCAAGCGCTGGTTTGAGGATCCGCGCGGGGCATTGCCGCTTGCACGTCTCAGCGACGCAGATGCGCGGAAAATTGGCTCTCAACGCCGCGTGGCGGAACTCTCGGCTGAAACCCTCGCAAAACAGCGCAAGCATCACCCCGAGCTAACGGTCGCGGATTATGCGCAGGCGCAAGCGACAATCAATCTTGCCACCCATCGCGTGCAGGACGGCGAAAACAGCCTGATCTTTGTGCGTGATGATCCCAGCGCTCAGGGGCATGTCCTGGTCGTTAAGGCGACCCGCTCCGGTCAAGGCCTGTTCATCACCAGCATGCGCCGATTGAGCCGAGACCAGGGCACTCGCGACCGCGTCCTGCGTCGTCTTCTGAAAAAGGGCGGCTAGTGCGGCTGCGAAAGTCTGAAATACAGGCGGCAGGGCCTCGCCCCCGGCCGAGCCGGAAACCCTGCATAGCGCTCCGATCAGATGATCGTGCTACGGCCGCGAGAATATCACCGTGTCACGCCTGCAAGAGGGAGAATAGGCATGTACACCCTGAAATTCAATGACGAGGGGTTGGAGCTGCGCCTGAAGCAACTTCAATCGCAGCTCGATGACTTGTCGCCGGTGATGCAGGATCTGGGCGAATTTCTGGTGCAATCGACCCAAGACCGGATGCTCAAGGGGCAGCAGCCAGGCGGGACACCCTTCGCGCCGCGCTCGGAAACCACTCTGGCGCTCTACGCCGCCAAGGGGTTTCGGTTTGGTGCACAACCACTGAACAAGAGCGGCGAGATGCGCCAACAGCTCAACTATCAGGCCAGCGCCGATGGGCTGACATGGGGCAGCAACGCGATCCAGGCGGCTGTGATGCAGTTTGGGGCAAGGCAGGGTGAGTTTGCCGGAAACTCAAGAGGTGGGCCACTACCTTGGGGCAACATTCCAGCCCGCCCGTTTCTCGGCCTGTCCGACACTGATCGCAGCGCAGTTGTGGAGGAGTTGGAGGGTTGGTTGGCACGAAGCCAGCAATGATCACCCGTAGAACCACATTACTTCGCCAAAGCTTTCCCTCCCGCGAAAGATACAACGCCCAAAGCCAGAACGGATTGAAGAACGCTGGCCAAATTTCTCAATATGCTGCAACCTATACGGGCTGTTTGTTTATTTTGGGAGGATCAGTTTTGGAGATAGTAGCACGAGCAAAGACATATACTTCTCTCTTTTCAGCTTTAGTTCTCGCTCTTTCGCCATTCGCAGTCTCGGCGAATGAAGCACCGGCGGAATTCTTCTTGTACGGGTATGAGTTTGCCCCTTCTGAAGGAGACAGTTTTACCAGAACCAAAACCATCACCACAGGCGACCATCACTGCGAGAGCAGCTGCAAAGGTGAACCAACTCGAACGGGCTATCGGATAGAGGACCGTGCGCAAGGGCCAAATGAACGAATAGTGGACACTTCGCTATCGTGCGACTCTGGTTTGTGCGCATTTTCACAAGTCATCTCAGTCAATCATAATAGCACTTCGAGCTATGCAACATTCGATGTCTGGAGCCGTCCAATGAATTGGACCCTCACAACGACCTTTGTCCCAATCGAATGGGTTCAAGGTGACCGAAAGCAGATTGACAATGATCGCGTTGAGACAGGTAGCGTTTTCCTAATCGAACATGATCGCAGGAACTTCATCGGGATCGACATGGATGTCGAAATTCCGAACCTCGGTCGAGTTCGTATGAATCCATCCTCGCCGCTTGAGCCCTACTTCTCGCTCATCAACAAATCCACAGTGGGGTTCACGGATACATATAGTATTCGCTTCAATGGCACCTCAGGTTGACCGAACAGAGGTTTCCGATCACAATCACCTCCTGAGTGAGTAGAAAAGAGTATCACGCCCCCGCACAGTCGGGGGCGTTTTTCGTTTCTCAGCTCCGGCAATTTAGTTGTCATGAGCAGAGCATCGCATATCGCCATGATGGCCGCACAGGACCTCCCTTCGCCAAAAGAAGGCGCGGAGGTGCCTGAATGGATCCAACTGACCCCAGCCGGTCGTTTTGAAACCTTCGACGCGCGTGGCCCTTACGAGATCGCAGATCCGCAAGCCGTGATCGACGAAAGCTTCAAGGCACGGGGTGAGATTGAGATTGACGTCAATCACGCTTCCTTCACCGCCGCCAAGGCCGGAGGTGAGGCCCCTGCCCGCGGCTGGATCGTCGAGATGCAATCCCGCGAGGATGGCATCTGGGGCAAAGTGCGCTGGACAAAAGAAGGCGCGCGCCTAGTGGCAGATCAAGCCTACCGCCGGATTTCGCCAGTCTTTCGTCTCGCCCATCCCGGCAGCAAGCGCGTCGTCGCGATCCTCAATGCTTCCCTTGTGAACCGTCAAAACCTGCGCGGGTTGGCCGCGCTCAACTTCGAAGAGGAGGAACGCATGTCGTTTCTGAAACAACTCGCGGGCGTGTTGGACCTCGGCGCGGATGCGACCGAAGACCAGGTCACGGCGGCGGTCAATTTGCTGAAAGACAGTGGTGCGACTGCCGTGGCCGCGCAATCTCAACTCAATGATGTTGCAACAATCCTTGGCGTTGATGCCAAGGGCGATGTGGTGGCTGCTGCCAAGGCTACGGCAAGCGGCGCACCGGATGCGGTCGCCTTGCAAGCCGCAATGACAGAGCTCCAGAACACCATTGCAGCGCAGGCTGAGCAGATCGCGGGGCTTTTGGGCAGCGCGTCCAAAGACAAGGCCGAGGCCTTTGTCGATGGCGAGTTCAAGAAAGGCCGCCTGATCCCGAAGGCTCTGCGCGATCATTACATCGCCATGCACCAGGAAGACCCGGCCCGCGTCGAAAAGGAAATCGCAGGAATGCCGATGCTGAACAGCGCCGGGGTGCCTCATCTCTCCCCGCCCAGCGAGGACGGTAAAATCGCGATGAACGCCGAGCATCTCGCCGTCGCGGCCCAGCTCGGCCTTTCTGAGGAAGCCTATCTCGCCACGCTCGAAGGCGAAAACAACGAAACGGGGGGCGCGTAAATGCCTGCACTGACCGAAGACCGCAATACGCAGCAGCTGATCGGCAACCGGCGCGAAGGCCCGCTGGCCGCCGCGACGCTGGTTTATACCGGATCCATCGTTCTGCGCGCCGCCAATGGGTATCTGCATGAGGGCCATACGGCGACCGGCATGGTCGGCGTCGGCGTGGCAGAAAAGCGCGGTGACAACCGCACCGGTTTCGATGGTGACGAAGCCCTGCGTTACTGCATCGGCACCTTCCAGTTCGCCAACTCCGCCGCTGCCGATGAGATCACCCAAACCGACATCGGGGCGCTTGCTTACGTCGTGGATGACCAGACCGTTGCCAAAACCGATGGCACCGGCACGCGCTCGCCCGCAGGCGTGATCGACGGCGTGGACGCCCACGGCGTCTGGGTCCGCTTCGACGAAGCCCTGACCAAAGCCTTCTGAAAGGACTGACAATGATCCTGAACTCCACATCTATCAACGCTTTGCGGGTTGGGTTTAAGACCTCCTACCAAGGGGCCTTTGACAAGGTTCCCCAGCACAAGGACCGCGTGGCCACGACAATTCCGTCCTCGGCAGGTGAAAACGTCTATGCCTGGCTGGGCGAACTCTCGGGCATGCGCGAATGGCACGGCCCCAAGGTCATCGACAACCTGAAGAACAGCGACTACCGCATCCGCAACGTCGACTTCGAGAAAACAATTGGCGTTGATCGCAACGACATCGAGGACGACACCCTCGGTCAGTATTCACAACGTTTCGAGATCCTTGGCCGTACTGCCGCGCGTCATGCCGAGGATCTGGTGTTTCGCAAACTCGCCAATGGCTTCAGCGAGCTTTGCTATGATGGCCAGCCCTTTTTTGACACCGACCACCCGGTCCTCGATGAGGCGGGTAACGAGGTCTCGGTTGCCAATACTGACGGCGGCGCAGGCGCGCCTTGGTTCCTGATGTGCACCGATGAAGTGGTCAAACCGATCATCTTTCAGGAACGCAAAAAGCCGACCTTCGTCCACAAAGACCGCCCGGATGACGACAACGTCTTTTTCAACCGGCAACTGGTCTACGGCGCAGAGGCGCGCTGCGGCGTGGGTTATGGCTTCTGGCAAATGTGCTGGGGGTCGAAGCAGGATCTCACAGCCGCGAATTATGCCACCGCGCGGGCCGCACTGATGAGCATGAAAGGCGACCACGGCACGCCGATGGGGCTGGTGCCCAACCTGTTGGTGGTGCCGCCCACACTCGAAAGCGCTGCCCGCAAGATCCTCAATTCAGAATTCGCCGCAGGTGGCGAGACGAACGAGTGGAAAGGCACCGCCGAACTGCTTGTCGTCCCGTGGCTGGCATAAGGAGCTGACCCATGAGTGAACGTGATGATCTCAAAGCCCGCGCGCAGGAACTGAACCTTGAGTATGCGGCGAACATCTCCACCGCCAAACTCAAAGAACTGGTCGATGAAGCCGTGGCAAAACCTTCCTCTGGCGACGCCGAAAGCAGCAACGACCACGACGAAGGCGAGGCGAACCCTTTTGAGCATGCATTGAGCGACGCGGCGAAGGCTGCCGAGGGCGAGACCACTGCGCCCAAGGAGGCAACCGCCGAGCCTGAGTTCCATGGCCGCAAGTTTCTGCGCGTGCTGGGGCCGCAATCCGGCTTTCGCCGCGCAGGTCGCCGGTTCGGCGCAAAGCCCGTGGACATTCCGCTCGATGAGTTGAGCGAGGCCGAGGAGCTGGCGCTCAAGGCCGAGACCCGGCTGATCACCACCTATCACGTCGAGGGCGTGAACGAATAAAGCGGCCAGCTCTGCCCCAAGAGCCGCTTTTGCTCCGGCAAGCGGAGCCTTGGCCCGGCGGCGATCCTCGCGTCGCCGGGCCGTTTCCTTCCCACGGAGCGCTGGCAGATGGCCTACACCAAACTTGACGAGCTGATCGATCGCTATGGCGAGAACATGTTGATCGCCTTAACCGATCGGGGCGATGCCGCCACCGGCGCGGTGGATCTGGACACGATCAACCAGGCCATTGCCGAGGCCGACGCGCTGATCGACGGTTTTCTGAAAGGGCGCTATCAGCTCCCGCTCTCGGAGGTGCCCGCCCAGGTGCCGCCGCTGAGCCGCGCAATCGCGATCTGGAAGCTGCACCTATACGAGGCCCCCAAACAGATCGAGGCCGAATACCGCGAAGCGATGGCGCAACTGCGCGACATCGCAAAGGGGATCATCGTTCTGGATGTGGCCGGTCTCACGCCAAAGACCAACAGCAGCCAAGGCGTTATGACCACTGACCGCGAGCGCCCGCTGACGCAGGACAGTCTCAAGGGGTGGATCTGATGCTGGACGCCGTGAAAGAGCGCCTTGAGACCCGCCTCAGCGAATTTGCGGGCCGGATCGAGACCTCGGTGGACCTGACCCGCCTTCTGAAAGATCGCGGCATCCCGCAGAACTCCACCGCCTTTGTGGTGCCGATTGGCCTGCAGGGCCGCCGCGCCCCCGACGCCACCGGCATCTTTATGCAGGACTACGTCGAGACCATTGGCGTGCTTCTGGTGGCCCGATCCTACGACCAAACAGGCTCTCAGGCGCTCGAAAAGCTGCGCCCCTCTATCCAGCAGGTGATGGAGGCCTTGGCCGGTTGGTCGCCCGGTTCGACCTTCGGCGTCTTTGAACTGCGCCAGGGCAATGTCGCCGGGATCAGCGGCGGCGCGCTTTTCTACATGATCGAGTTCTCCATCAACGACCAACTGAGGATCACGCTGCAATGACCATGCCCAAGAAGCCCCAGCTCCCCGCATCCGGTGGCAGATATGTCGTCCAGGCGAGCGGTAATCTGAAACAGACCGCCGCCACCGAGCCCAAGCCCCCGCGCAGCACCAAAGCGCCCACGCAAAAGAAGGAGACCTAAATGTCCCTCAACTGGAAGCAAAAGGTTCTCTTGGTCAAAACCGAAGTGACCTATGGCGCCGACGCCGCCCCCAGCGGTGCTGCAAACGCCATTCTCGCGCAGGATGTGCAGCTCAAGCCCATGGAAGGCACGGATGTCTCGCGGGATCTGGAACGCCCCTACTTTGGCGCGGACGCAACGATCCCGACCGAGTTGATGAGCGAAATCACGTTTGATGTGGAACTCGCCCCCTCTGGCGTAGCCGGCACGCCGCCCGCGTGGGGATCGCTCCTGCGCGCCTGCGGCTTGGCAGAGACCGTCAACGCGGGCACATCCGTTATCTACAACCCGATCACGCAAGCACCCGAGAGTGCGACCGTGCATCTGCACATCGACGCCACACGCTATGTGATCCTTGGCGCGCGCGGCAATGTGCGCTTTGACCTTCAGGCGCAGGCCGTCCCGAAACTGCGGTTCACCTTCAAAGGCCTGTTTGTGAAGCCCGCCGATGCGGCCTACCCCGCCGCCGACCTGACCGCTTGGACCGTCCCGCAGGTCATCACCATGGGCAACACGCCCGTGTTCCAGATCGACGCCGTGGATCTGGTGATGCGCTCCTTCCAGATGGATCTGGGCAACCAGATCGAAGGCCGCTTCCTGGTCGGCCGCGAGGAGGTCAAACTGGGCGACCGGCAAGAGAGCATCGAGACCACCGTAGAGGCGGTTCAACTCTCCGCATTCGATCCGTTCCAGCGCGCGCTCGATCAAAGCGCCACCGCCCTGCAGCTCACGCATGGCACCGGCGCGGGCCGGATTGCCACACTCGACGTGCCCGCCGCGCAGATGCAGCGCCCGCAGGGACTGTCCACCGCCCAGAACGTCAAGGAATGGCCCCTGCGTCTGGTCCCGCTGCCGCAGGCGGGCAACGACCAATTCACCCTGACACTCACCTGACCCGGAGGCCCGGCCATGTTCAAAGTAGACGAAAACCCGAGTTTCACCCGCACCGTGAAGGTGAAGGTTCCCAAGGGCGAAGGCCATGAGGAGCAGACCTTTAAAGCGGCGTTTAACGTGGTGGACGATGAGATCGTCGACGGCGTGGAGCTGCAAAATGCCGCCGAGGTGAAGAAGGTGCTGCGCAAGATGCTCGCGGGCATGGAGGACCTCGCCAACACCGCAGGCGAGGCGATCCCCTACAGCGACGAGATCCGCGAGAAGATCCTCAAACTGCCCTATGTGCGGATCGCGCTTCTGGCCGCTTACTACGAAGGCGTCACGGATCAACGCTCGGGAAACTGAGAGCCGCCGGTCGCGCCCGGGCGACCGGCACGCTGTTCCCGGCCAAGCGCAGCAATGAGGCCAAAGACGACGCGGCGCTCTTTGGCCTCGCGCTCCAAGCCACCCCAGAAGACCAGGACACGGCACGGATCTGGAACTGCAACGTTCAGGCCATGCTCGCGTTCCTCGCCATCCAGACGCAATGGCGCGTTCTGGCGCAGGCGGATGGGAGCCGCTTCTGGGTCGGCCTTGATTACAGCGCCGCAGACCCCGCGTTCAGGCTGGAAGGCCTGACCCTCACGCCCGCCGATTGGGTGGGCCTTCGCATCATCGAGAACGCAGCGCGGGCCGCGCTGAATGAGAGGCAATCATGACCTTTGTCGTGCAAGGCGAAATCCTGATGGATGGTTCCGACGCCAAGTCGGAGCTCCAGCGCCTGCGCGCCGAACAGGCGAAACTCGCTACCTCCACGGATAAGGTCAATCAGTCCTCGACCAGATGGGGCAGGTCTACTTCAGGTTTGCGCTCGCGATTAAGTGCCCTGCGGACCAGCGCTGCGAACTGGATATCCGGATTGCGCGGCGTCGATGACACTCAAGCGCTTGCGGCTGGGAGCGCGGCCAATCTAACCGCGCAGTTCAACGATGTGGCCGTGATGATGGCAGCGGGCCAAAACCCTATGCAGCTTGCCATTCAACAGGGCACACAGATCACGCAGGTGTTCGGCAACCGGGGCGCGGCGGCCGCATTGAGCGCAACACGGCAGGCCGTGCTCAATATGGTCTCGCCGCTCAATCTCATCACCATCGGCTCTATCGCTGCGGGCGCGGCAGCGGTGCAATGGCTCTCCAAGGCTGGCGAGGAGGCCGAAACCTTTGAGGACCGCCTGAAGGCTTTGAGCGATGCGGTTGACGCTTTTGGCGACCGCCAGGCGGATGCCTTTCAAAGTGCCGCGGATATGGCCGAAAAGTTCGGCTCGGCCTCTCCCCAGTTGCGCCTGGTTCTGGCTGATCTGGCCGCGCTGGCAAAGATTGATGCACAGCGCAATATCGACGAAACATCCCAGAGCATTCGGGAACTGGTGACAGAGGCGCGGGGCGCGCGTGACCGAAACGCCTTTGCCGCCAGCGCCAACTTCCTAGGGCTGAAAGCGGCCACCGCTGACGCGCGCGCGCTCGGCACCGCCCTGAACCAAAACCTCAAAATTTTGGAAGAGTCGGAGGACCAGGCAAAACGCCTTAAAGCCGCCTACAACCTGCGCGACATTATGTTGGAAGCCAGCGGTGGCATTGAGAACCTCTCCTCGCGTAAAACTGAGTTCTACGATGGCTTGGCGCAGCTGATCCAAGGCCTTGAAGCCTTCGAAAGCACGGCGGTCAAACCGCTCGAAGATCTGAAAAAGGCCGGGACGGATCTTTGGAACGGGCTCCTGAAGAACACCCCCAAAGTGCGTGCCGAACTCGAAGAGGTCGCAGCAACCGCCCGCGCCACCATCCAGCAGCTTCAGCTTGAGGCGCAGATAAACGAGGCGATCCGCAGCAGCGGTGAAAGCAGCATCGAGGTCGCAGAGCTGCGCCTTCAGGCCGAGCGCGCGGTGTTCCAGCAGCGGGTCGAAGAGCTGACAATCACGGATCAGCTCAAGCAAGAGATGATGGCCTCTTGGGATGCCGCCAATGGCGTGGCGCGCGTCGATATGGCGGGGAATATCTCGCTTGCGGCCAATGAAGCGCAGCGCCTCAAGACTGAGCTACTTGCAGCGCGCGGGGCCGACATCATGGCCCGTGTCAAAGCAAACCCCGATTTCTACGATCCGCGCGGCGAGAGCGCCGGATCCGGCAACTCCAACTATGTCTATCAGGATCAGGGCCTGCCGCGCGTGGTGCTGCCACCCAACCCAAGAGGCAGCAGCGCGCGGGGCGGCGGATCGGCGGCAGCACTCGACCGCGAGCGCGAAGCCATTGAGCGCCTGATGCAGCGTGAGCGCGAGCAGTTGGAAATCCTGCGCGAGACGGACCCGATCCAGCGCGAAATGATCCGACACCGCGAGACCATGAAAGCCGCGACCGACGCCGAACGCGAGGCGCTCGAAAAGATCATCGGAAAGCGTCTCGAAGAGCAGCAGGCGATTGAAGAGACCCGCGAGCTTGGTGACTATCTTGGCGAGACCATGCAGGACGTGAGCACCGCCCTGGTCGCAGGCGGTGACGCGGCGGCCGATGCATGGGACCGCGTCAAAGCCTCCATCCTCTCCGCAGTCCTTGAGGCAAGCCTTCTGGGTGACGGCCCGCTGGCGGGCGCGTTTGGCACCGATGTCAGCGGCGGCTTGCTGGACGGGCTGCTCAAACGCGCCGATGGCGGCATCATCACCGGACGCGGCGGTGATCGCAGTGATCAGGAACTGGTGCTGGCCAGCCCCGGCGAGTTCTTCGTGAACGCCAAAGCCACCCGCAAGCACCGCCACCTTCTGGAAGCGATCAATGCCGGGTCGCTGCTTCCCGGCTCCTTGCCCGCCTTTGCAAATGGCGGGGCCTTTGGCGCGCCGCCGGTGCTGCCTGCCGTGAGTGCCGGGGGATCGTCGCAAGCGCCGGGCATGTCACGCGTCCGCATCGAACCAAGCCCAATGTTTCGGGCGGTGGTCGAGGAGCAATCCCGCGAGACCTCCGTCGAAGTGATGCAGACCTACGACCGCGAGCATTCGGGCGACGCCTTCGACCGCAAACTGGATGATCCCTGGAGGGTTGGCTGATGGCGCTTTCCTGGCCGCTTCCGCTGGAGAGCTTTTTTGATGGGCTCCCGATTCAGAAAATGAGCTGCCACCTCGGCCGCGCTGAGACCAGTTCCGAGACCGGCGGTGGCGAAATCATCTCGCACGGCATGGGCACCCGCCTTTGGCGCGGGCGTGTTGTCCTGGACAAGGAGGAGCACGTCTATTGGGCCGCCCTTGAGGCAAAGCTCGCCCTGCTGGAGCAACCCGGCGCGAGCCTCTTGCTGCGTGACACCCGCGTTGATGGCCCCCGCTATGACCCGATGCTTGCAACCCTTGGGGCTGCGACGCCGCAGATTGCCAGCCTTGCCGCCAATCACCGCGAGTTGAGCCTGTCGGGACTGCCTGCGGACTACAAGATCGCCGCCGGGGATCTCTTGGGCTTCACATATGGGGCCGCCCCCACCCGCTATGCCTATCACCGCGTGGTGGTCGGTGCAGATGCGGGCGCGACGGGCGTTGCAAACGACATCGAGGTCATCCCCTACATCCGCCCCGGCGCACAGGTCGGTGCCCCCGTCACGCTGGGTGTTCCGGTTCTCAAGGCCCGCATTGTCTCTGCCGCCTACGGGCAGAGCCGCGCGCGTTTGAGCGAGGGCGGCTCCTTTGAGTGGATCCAGACGCTGAGGTAGCCATGCAATACGACGCAATCACGCAAAACCAGCTCGAAGAACGGCGCGGCACCGACGCGCGCGTCCTGTTGTGGATCGAAGCCAAAAACCGCGAAACCGGCCTCCCTGAGGTCATTGGCTTCTGGTCTGGCGATGACCACCAGGACTTCCTGATCGATGGCGAAATCCGCACCTATTTTGGCGCAGGTCAGGTGATCAACGTGCCGCCGATCATTGTTGAGCCGGGGTTTCAGGTGCGCAACTACCGCGTGAAGCTGCCGCCCTTCACCGACGAGGTGAAGACCTTGATGCAGACCTATGAGCCACGCTTGGCGCGGGTGGAAATCCATTCCTGCCCGCTCGACATCGACAGCGGCGCGCCCCTCGGCACCCCCCTGCGCCGCTTCAAGGGCTTCCTCAACCAGGCCCCCGAAGAGCGCAAGCAAGGCGGCTCCAGCTACACCGAACTGGTGATGGTGTCTTATGCCCGTGTCCTGACCATCGGACTGCCATTGAAGCGCTCAAGCGCCGAACTCAAACGCCGCAACCCCAATGACCGGGGGCGCGAATACATCGACACCACCGGCCAATGGACCGTACCATGGGGGATGTGATGCAGGACCGAGCCGAATTGCTGCTCACCTACCTGCACGGCGTGCGCCAGCGCTGGGGCGGGTTTCGCCCCGGCCGGGTGGATTGCGCGAACTATGCGCACGGCTGGTACAAGCTGGTGACCGGGCAAGACATCCGCGCCCGGCTCGGCATTACCTATTCCACGCTCGAGGAGGGTAAAGCGGCCCTGCGCGCCAAGGGCTATCCAGATCTGGCCGCGCTGGCCGCCAGCCACATGCCAGAAATCCCGCCCGCCGATGCCGCCCTTGGCGACATTGCGACTGTGCGCGAGGGCGATGAGATCATTCTCGGCATCATGGGCGGCCCGCAGGTCCACCTTCTGACCCTGAACGGTCCAAGCGTTCTCAGCCGGTGCAAAGCCGAGCGGGTGTTTCGCCCATGATGCGCCTCTATCTGATCCTCGCCCTGGTGCTGCTGGCCTCCCCGGCGGCGGCCGATCCGATCACCGCCCTGGTCTCGGCGGTCACGACCTTCTTTGGCGGGGGCGCAACCTTTGCCGTTTTCGCCCAGGCTCTGCTGCGTTCACTGGTCAAGGCCGGGATCTCGATGCTGGTGGCAAAACTGCGCCAGCGAAAGCAGAAATCGCCCGGCATCCAATCCACCCACACCACCAGCGGCGGCACGGAAGCGCAAGCCACTGTGCTTGGGCGTTTTGCGACGCGCGGGCATCTGGTCTACCAGAACAGCGTCGACGAAAATAACAAATGGCTGATCCATGTGGTCGAGTTTGGCGACCTGCCCGGCGCGACCCTGAACCGCTTGATCCTCGACGGCGACTACACGGAGCTGGGAGCGGCCGGGAATGGCGGGCTGCGCCCTATTGTGTCCAAGACCTCGAACGGCTCCGTCTATGGCTATGCGACCTTCTATGACGGCACACAGACAACGGCGCACCTCGATCTTGTCAACTGGGGCAGCGCGCTTGGCGACCGGCCGTGGACCGACGATCATATCCTGACCGGCACCTGTTACGCGGTGCTGTATTTCCACCGCAAGGATGAGATCTATCCTGGCGGCGTGCCCAAATACGCTTTCGAGCTGAACGGCCCGCCCCTCTATGATCCGCGCAAGGACAGCAGCATCGGCGGCGTCGGGCTGCACCGCTTCAATCTGCCTGAGAGTTGGGAGCAAACCACCAACCCGATGGTGATTGCCTACAATGTCCTGCGCGGGATCACCGTGCCGGGTGGCAATGTCTGGGGCGGTGGCTTTCCTGCCGAAGACCTTCCCTACACCGAATGGGCAGAGGCGATGGACGCTTGCGATCAACCCGTCGAAGGCTCTGATCGCGCGCAGTTTGAAGCGGGCTTTGAAATCAAGTTTGAAGAGCCACCCGCCGACTTCCTCGAAGAGCTGTTCTCCGCAGCAAATGCGCAGATCGTGGAGATGGGCGGTTATTGGTATCCGATTGTTGGCAGCGCCACCTCTGCCTCGGCCGAGATCTCAGATGATGACGTCCTAGTCTCCGAGACCTGGCAGCATGATCCTTTTCCCGGTCTTGAAAGCACCTTTAACGCGGTCACAACGACCTACACCAACCCGGCCTCTTTGTGGGAAGCCTCCACGCTCGATACCATCGTCAAGGACGATTGGGTTGCCGAGGATGGTCGCCGCAAGCTCTTTGAGCTGAACCTGCCGATGGTGTTCAACGCAAAGCAGGCGCGCCAGCTTGCCAATGCCCTTTTGCGTGAAAACCGCAGGTTCAGGACGCACCGCCTGCCCCTGCCCGGTGAATACGCGCATCTGCGCCCGCTCCAGAATGTGAACCTCAGCCTTCAGGACTACGGCTACACCGCCAAAACATTCCGCGTCACAGAGATTGCTTACGATCTCCACACGTTGAACGTCTCGGTGTCTCTGCGCGAAACCGATCCTGCAGACTTTGATCCGGATCCGGGGCTGGAACTGCCGGAAACCCCGCTTCCGACCGGCCCCATCGTCGCGACCGACGCAGGCGTCGTGGGCTTTGCCGTGGCCGGTGAGACGATCCGGGCGTCAGGCGGAAATCCACATGCGCCAGCTATTCGCATCGTCTGGGAAGGGCGGCTCTCGAACACTTGTACCGCGTTGACATTCCAGATCCGCCTGCAGGGGCAATCTGATGTGGACATTGCCAGCACCACCAATGTGGCCGCAGGCAGCTATCGCCACCACCCGGTTCAGCCTGACGCGACCTATGAAGTGCGAGCAAAAGCCATTGCGCCAAGACGTCGAACCACCTGGACGCCATGGCTGCCGGTGACGACGCCGGATGTGCGCATCGCGCCTGACTTGCTGGACGCAACCGTCTGGGACACCATCGCGCAGGATGCACAGGCGACCGCTTCCGCGCTTGACGCGGATCTGGTCTCTGAGGTGATCCAGCCCCTAAGCCGTGATCTGGAACTGCGCACGGTTGAACAGCGCACCATGGCAGAGGCGGTCGCCATGATCGGGGACCAGGTGCTTTGGGCCATCACGCGCCTCTCGGATGTGGACGGCCGGTTTGCAGACGCGGGCATCGTGCAAGACCCCGAGACCGGCAAGGTTCGGATCTATGCACTGGAACAGGAAGCGGAGCGCATCAGCGAGGCCGAGATCCGCCTGAGCGCTGCCGAGGCGAGCATCGCCCTCTCTGCGACAGAGGCATGGGTTCGCGGGCAGATTACCGAGGCCATGCTTGATCCAACCCAGATCCCGCTTGTCGAGGACTTGCAGTTGCAGGTCAACGAGGTGGAACTGGAACTTGATGCGATCAACGCCGATCTCGCCCTTTCGGCGTCGCAAACAGAGGTCGACGGTCTGGGCGCGCGGCTCTCGACGGCCGAGGCCAATCTGGACGCCGCCGAAACCGCCATCTCGCTCAAGGCCGAGCAGAGCCAACTGGAGAGCCTGCAGGGGCGCGTGCAGACCGCAGAGGTGCAGATCTCGGCGCTGGATGGGCCGCAGCTGACCCAGACTGTTGCGGATACGCGCTATCTGCTGGACGCCGACGAGGTCGCCGCAGAGCAGACGCTCGCGAGCCTTTTGCAGGCCCACGCAGAGGGCGAGCGCGTCCGCCAGTCCATTGCCTACGCCACCGAGGATCTGCGCGCACGGATCACCGAGGATCGCGAGGCCGTGGCGACGCTTTCGGTGCAGATCGGCGCATCCATCGACAACGCCATGGCGCTCATCGAGGCCGAAAGCATCGCCCGCGCCTCAGAGGATGAGGCCATCGCAGAAGATCTGCTGGCGCTCGATACGCGGCTTTCAGATGCCGAGGGCAACGTCACCGCGCAAGCCGAAGCGCAGACCCAGCTCACCACCCGTGTGAGCGAGGCAGAGGGGCAGATTTCCGCGCAGGCTGCATCGGTGGAGGCGCTCAACACACGGCTTCAAGATGCAGAGGGCAACATCACCACACAAGCCGAAGCACAGACCCAACTCACCACCCGCGTGAGTGACGCAGAGAATGCGCTCTCCGCACAGGCTACATCGGTGGAAACGCTCTCGACCACCGTGGGTGAAAACACCACGACCGTGCAAACCGTCTCGGAAAGTGTCGACGGCATGTCTGGGCGGCACATGCTGCGCGTCAATTCGAACGGCGTGGCCACCGGCATGGTGATCGCGGCCCAGGCAGGGGATGACGGACAGGTCAGCAGCACAATCGCCTTTGCGGCGGATAGCTTCTCGATTTCCCCGCCAAGCGGAGCCGGGGCGGTCTCGCCTTTTGTGTTCTACGCCACACCGCGCGTGATTGATGGCATACTGTTTCCGGCCGGGCTTTATGTTGAAAACGCTTATCTTGGCCGGGCCGCAATCGGACGCGGTCAGATCACCGACACGCTGCAAAGTGACGACTATGCCGAGAGCAACGGACGACCGACGCAGGGCGTAAAAATCAACTTCAAGACCGGCAAGGTAAAAACCGCCGGTCTGGTGATCAGCCGACCCCTGCGGATCGCCCAAGGCACCTTCACCGCCACCGGCCCCTGCTACAACGGCGCGCGATGGGCCTTTGTGAATACGGGCATCCGGGTTGGCAAAAATGATGTCTGGGAGGCGTCCCAGGTGGCGCTGGTTGCCTCTGCAGCCATCACCAGTGCCGCAACCGCACCATCCGGCTTTGATCCCAATAATTCGTTCTGGACCCTGAGAACGGAGATCCAGCCCGGAGCGCGTTGGAACGGGTTTGGCGGCGGCAATCCGGCTCCGGCAAATCTCTGGAGCCGCGATCCCAACACGCTTGTCACGCCCTGGTGGTCATCGGCCACCGACCAGCGGCTCTATCTCGCAATCTCGCTGGAGATCCTCGGCGGCGTTTATTTCAACAATCCCAAAATCGAGTGGACCGTTTTCGAGGTCACATAAGGAGAAACAACTATGGCTTGGGTTTCATCAGGCACGGTCAGCGTCACCAACGGCAGCACCACCGTCACCGGCACGGGCACCAGCTGGTTCGGCGCGATGCAAAACGGCTGGGGCTTTGTCGGCCCGGACGGGCGGGTCTATGAGATCCTGACCGTCGACAGCGCCGACACCATCACGCTCAAAACGACCTATCAAGGGTCCACCGCAGCAGCGCAGGCTTACGCGGTGTTTCCCACCGGATCCCACAATCTCGACCTGACCGCAGCCCTGCAGCAACTCCTGAGCAACTACCAGGGCGTTTACGACACCGTGGGTCAGGGTCGCTTTCCCGGCGAGGTGGTCTTTGACGCGGACCGTGACACCGGCATGGGCAATCCCTCACCCAATGAGCTCGGCCTCAAGGCGGGGTCTGAGTGGCAATTGCTCTTGAAGGGTGGTCAGTCATCGGGCGCGGCGGTGCAAGCCAGCCTGATAGACGCAACGGCAGGGAAGCTGGCCAAGGTGGGCGCGTTTGGTTGGGGCGCGACAGGCGCAGTTGACGAGATTGCCGACATCAACGCTACCAGTACACCCTCCGGGGCTTGGACCTTCACAAATACCACAGTGAACAAAGAGAGCCTGCCTGCGGCCTTTGCCGATGCGTTCGGGGTCATCATCGTCCATCGCTCGATTTCCAACCTCCTCACTCAGACCGCTTGGAGAAACAACGGCGATGGGGGCGTCTATCGGAGGCACTATTCGGGCGGCAGCTGGCTCCCGTGGATCCAATTTGCCGAAATAGACGCCAACGGACGCATGGGGGTGAACTGTACGCCCAACGATCATTTGCACGTTCATGAGCCAACAAACGCGCCCACTGTCCTGCGCCTCTCCAACAATGAGGGGAACGCGCGCATTGTGCAGGATCAATTCGGCAATCTGACCTTTAATCAGAGTGGCCGCGTTGCGCATATGTTTGATGACTATGGCCGGATCGACATCTACGGCAAAAACGACAACAACAATCACAAGCTGGGCGTGTTCACCGAGAACCTCACCTTCGAC